GTAATATTGTGAAGGTGTACCTTTAGCTAATTTGTTTGGTGTTTGTGAATATGTTGATCTATCAATTTTTGTAAGAGCTATATCTTGTGGTGCCGTTGTTGTAGAATTATTTCTGTAATATGCTTCTAATACAGAATCTATATCTTCAGGAAAGTTTTCTGAATCAGATGCAAAATTATATTCTGCTTGACCTTCTACTAAAGGAACTTTTGCAAGTTTTACTTTCCATAAATGAACACCTCTATTACCCCATTCTTGAAACATTATATTTAATGATCTTCTTGCAGATCTTAATTGATAACCTGTTCTAGTTCCTAATACGCCTGTTCTTTCGTAAGCTTCTTCTATAATTTCATCTATTTGTGGATTAAATTCTGTTTCACCAGAAGTAGGTGCAATTGTTAAGGCATTGTTACCCATGCCACTGTGATTAACACAATAATAAAATAAATAAGGTGCGCCAGTAGTTCTTACAGGTGCAACATTAATTGTTGTGTTTGCTCCTGCTTGTCCTGCTGTTCCTGTTACAGTTACACCAGTTGTGTATGCAACTCCTCCACCCCATGTGCCATTATCTGTTGTAGAAAATCGAAGACCGTGTGTATCATTTGAATTATCAGACTGATCAAATATGTAAGTATTGCCTTCTTGTAAATATAAGACAACATTAGCCTCTCCGTTAATATAATATTTATTACCGGTACCGTATTTGTTAGTCCCCGTTGCTACGGTTACTTTATAAGTTATTGTAGCCAATTTAAACTCCTAGCCGTGTAACAATGTTACTGAAGTAGCTGTTGTTACAATCTCAAATTTTAAACTTGTAGATGCTCTCAAACCTGTTCCTGGAAACTGCATGTATTGAGTGTAACCTGTGGCGTTAGTTTGAGTTGAAGCTGGAAATAAAAATTCACCTAATACAGTTGCATTATCAAGAATTTTAACTGTAGTTACACCTTGACCACCTTCTTTAGATACAAAAAGACCTAAAGCTCTTCCAGGTGCTCCTGTTCCAAGTGCGTTATGAACAGCTATAGTTGCGGCTGTTGTTGATTTTATATCTACTGGATATGTACTCATTAATTTTCTCCTGTTAAATTTTGTGTGGGCCGAAGCCCACACTTAATTATTTATTATGATTCTTTAGCAA